CCCGACCGTTTGACCCCGGATGAGTTTGAAATCATGAAAACTCATGCCCTGATTGGCGGCGACACCTTACGCACCGTCTATGATAAATATCCGTCGCAAAGCTTCATTAAATGCGGCATGGATGTCGCTTACGGCCATCATGAAAAATGGAATGGCAGCGGCTATCCGTGCGGCTTGCAGGGTGAATCGATCCCGCTGGTGGCGCGCATTTTGGCGCTGGTCGATGTCTACGACGCACTCACCTGCCGACGCGTTTACAAGCCGCCGTTCCCGCGCGAGCAGGCTAAAGCCCTGATAGCAGAAGGCAGCGGCACGCATTTCGACCCGGACATCGTCGACGCTTTTTTAAATAATGAAGACGAATTTCATCAGATTACCGAACAATTTGCCGATATTGTGTAACTCATTGTAGATTTCGATCGATCCAGGTTCGGTTTTGGTAAATTTTCTCGCTATCGGCCCATGTTTGACCGAGATCGGGCGGCGTAACAAAAACAAACAAATTTCCGTGCTTCGGCCTGCTGAGGATCTTGAATTGGTCAGCCAGCTTCAATAAATCCGTCCGTGCTGTTTGATAGCTGATTTTATGTGCCGCTTGACACACCTTCGAAGTTACGCGGGAAATGCCGGAGTTGTGACAAATTTACTACACTCAGAACAAAACGCTAAACGACAGGCATAAAAAACCAGTTAAGTGCTGGTTATTTATAGTCTTTGGGTGGGTCGTGCGCGATTCGAACGCGCGACCATCGCATTAAAAGAACCATGCTTTGAGCTTTAAACAGCGTTACTTATTGAATTAAAACGATATTTTTAAACCGCCAAACTGAGTAAAGCTGTCTTTTGCTGGCAATTGTGGAAACAATATGGAAACATTAAGAATGCTTACCTTGCAGCTGCCTAGATAGCCGTTATATTCGAAGTATTTCATTTTAAACCTGCTTGCTTAAAGCCTTGATGATGGCTTTTGCTACATATTCGTCTATTTCGTTATGGCGTGGTACAGCTTGGGATGTTTGGGTATTAGGGTTTGTGTACCAGTCGTGATTGCTGCCGTGTCGTGCCAAAGTACATCCTTGTTCGGCCAGCTTCTTGAGTAAATCCCTTCTCTTCATTAGGCAACCATCAAAGTTTCAGTCTTTCTGATATACGGTATTTCGTTGCTTTCAATGTCTTCTAACAGGCTTTTTAAATTATCGATTAATTCATCTTTGGTAACGCCTTGGGTTATGTAGTCGGGATATTCGTTTAAATAGCCTAGGAAAAAATGTTCGGTTTTCCACCATGTGAATTTCAGTTCTTTCATTTTATTGCTCCTCTTTAAAACAATATTTTCTACATCTTGGAAAGTTTACACAACCCCAGAAATCTTTTCCTTCATTTCTTCCTTTTGATGCCGTTCTTATTACCGTTTTAACATTGCCAAGAAAAATGCTTACCTGTTTGATGCGGCAAAAGCTGCTTTTTCTCTTATGTAATCATTTCCGCAACTTACCTTTCTTCCAGTGCTTTTTTCATAGCATGCTTCTTTTGTTTGTGGACTTATAGTTTCATCTTCATTATTTATTCTTACCATTTTGTTTTCGTTGAAAGCCTTTCTTGCACTCATATAATTATTGGCGCATTTTATCCGTGTCTCACTATCTTTAATGTCGTAACATTCGGCCGGTTTTTTATAAATGGAGTCAAAGCTTTGTGTTTCTTTTCTGGCTTGCATTACCGCTCTTTCACTATTTTGCCTGACTATTTCGCTTCTATACGGTAGAGCCGGTAGGATTGGTACAATTGGTAGAATTGGTATTGAGTTTTGTTCTGCGTCGTTTTTCTTGGTTATAACTTGTTGTAAATTTTTTTTGACTAAAGGTTCTAAATCTTTTGCTGTTGATTTGACCAATTTTTCATAATTTGGATTGTTGGGGTTTAAAGCGTCTATTACTCCTTTTAGCATTGCTCCTGTAAATGTAACGCTTGCTACGCATCCTACAAAACTTGCTAACAAGATACCTAAAGCAATTATTATGATTAATCTGCATCCAGACATTTCCTTTTTTACGGGTTGATATTGGCCTGGATTTTCAAATGGGTTATTGAATGGGTTTTCTTCTCTGTCATATCTGTTTCTTGAACTCATAGCTTTCTCTTTGTTCGTTACTATTTTCTTGTAATTAACGGCTTACATAAGCCGCCTTAATGCTGCTTTTCGGTCTTAATCCGGCGCGTTTTTTAACCGTCCCCATTTTGCTAATGCCCTCCCTGCGGTTATGTACCCGTTGACAGATTTTTTCTTGTTTCCTCGATCTCTGGGCTGATTTGTCCTGCTTCTGGGATGGTTTGGCCAGTTGTAAGCCAATAGGCGTACTCGGGCCATTTTTCAATAATTGCTTTTATGTGTTCCTCGTTGGCTTTTTGTAAGCCGTTCTCGACATTTGCCCATGTTTTAGCCTTAATGCCTGTTTTTGCTTCAAACATTGTCCGGTCAAATCCAAGGCTTTCTCTAAGTTTTCTAATTCTGTCTTTCATTGATTGCTAAATATTAGTTGACTAGATATTAGTTGCTTGCTAATATATAGTCATCGTTTCAAACCAGCCACAACCAGCCATATAAGGCTAAGGTGCAATCATGAACCAACCTAAGAAAGCAGTCAACGTAAACGCTACCGGCCGAATCACATTTGAAGCTGATCAACAAGATACAGAGTTATTAGTTTCAAAATTGGGATTTACTTTTCATCAAAAAGATACCGATGAAGATGTTTTTTTAATTCTCACTCAAGCGGGTGTTTTGTCAGGTAAATGGTACATGTCAACTGAGCAGGGTTGGTTTAAACCATTAGCCTTGAGATAGCAGAAATAACAGCGACTAGACCGTCTCCGGGCGGTCTAACAAACCAGCCACAACCAGCCATATAAGGCTAAGGTGCAATCATGAACCAAGAGCAAAACCCCGTCAACTTAGATGCATTAAGACTAGTCAATCATCCTGTTAATTTAGATGCCGTTCTTTCGTCTGATTTATCTGCTAAACACGCTTTACATCAAGCAACTGACCTTTTGACCTTCATCCCGTTCATGACCCCAGCTAAATTCGCCGAATCCATAGGCCTAAGCAATGGCGTAGTCGGTGGCTGGATAGATCAAGGCTACATCCCCACGGCCAAAGTAGGCCGTTATCGCATGATCAACATGGTCGTCCTGGTTGCTAACCTGAAAGAAGGAAAAGTGTCATGAGCAACGAACTCACATTAGACCTGATGTATGTTCGAGCTGTTGATGAAATCGCCAGTAACCTCGAATGCGCTCTTAACTTCTTGTGTAAATACCAAGCCATTATTTCGCAAAACTTAACCTTTGATGAAAGTTATTCAGATATTTGTTGTACACAACAATGCTTCCTTAGCAGCCTGTCCAGAGCGCAAAGCTATGCATTTTCTTTTTTGCTCATCTTCCGCGATTCCAGTTTTAGTGATCGACTGAGAATTATTGAAGCTTCGACGTCTAAAATTAATTATTCAACTGACGTTTTCCAAAATGTCGAGCACTACAAGACATTAATCAAACACGTTGCAGACAGCATGCGTTCCGGCACATTGGAACTTCCAGCATCATCTGCAAAACAGGAGGGTTAGAGCCATGCCCTACAGCGTAACCCCCTTTCACCTGACAGAAACCATCAACACAATAGTGGCTAATGCCAATCGTAAATTCAAAGAAAACCTGTCCAATTACCATAACCCGGTACATCAACATTACCGGGATGCCAAGCATTGTAGCGGCCGTATAAATGATTGTTTTGACGAAGGCATTAACAGACTGCAAGGCTTGAACTTCCTCTTTCTTGACTACGTGAAAGTCATAAGAGAAATCAAAAAAGCCCAAGATCAAATAAGTGAAGATCGGGACATCTTCATAGCCCTATTGACTGCCGGAAAACACTACAAAGATAACCTACTCACAGACCTGGAACAGGTGGCCTAAATGTCAGAACAAAAAGTTTATTTTGTTTTTCGTGGTCGTCCTGGTCATTTTATTGATGGGCAGGTTAATTGGTGTTCGGTTACTTTTTCTTTTCGCCTTGCTTCTAATGATTTAAAGGCCGTTATTTCACTTGCTATTGAAAACAAAATCGATCAATCCTCACTCACAGGAGCCGCATAAATGGCCGATTCAACCATACTGCCAGAACGCGGCAGCTCACCGGAATTCAACAAAAAAGAACGACTGTTCAGAACCGCGCTTGACCAAGAGGATTATCTAAAACTGGAAATAGAAGCAATGGAAAGAGGCATGCGGCCTTACGGAATGACCAAAGCCGTGATGACCTTATACCTGCGCAAACAGCTCGTACCCATGAAAGAACTGTCCGAAGAGCTTAGAACGCAAGTACTAGCGTACCTTAAACAGAAACAAACAGCGAAACAAGCGGCGCGCCAATGAAACGGCAAAGCGAACCCGTCTCGGTTCCCCGCGCGGAAAAAAACGAGGAACGAGTCCTTTTTCCGCGCGGGGGACCGATACCCAGCCGCTTGCCGCTGCTAAAAGCGCGCCGAATGTTAAAAGCCAAGAAAGCCAAACAAACCCCGTAGGGGGGAAATATAAAAAAGCGGATATTCCAGTACGTAGCGTATCCAAGTTGTCAAGTAATTATTTTAGCCTTGCTAAAAAAATTACTTGTACAACTGAAGAAGAAAACACGCTATCCAATGGCCGTTGAGGCGCTTTTCCTCAACGGTCATGGCTATGCGCTTTAAAGGTTCGAAACGCGCAAAACGAAAACAGCGCATAGCCGTAGCGAAAGGGATTGTAGAGGAAATTGGCGATTAAAGCTGAATTACTGGCAGTTAGGGCAAAGCCTTTGGAGCGTGCGTAAAAGGATTTGTCCTTACTGCCAGTTATCAGCTTTAAACGTCGATTGGAACGGAAAGCCCGGCCCTTTAGGGTTCGCCAAAAAGAACAAAACAAAAAGCGGCATATAAAATATGTTAGATAAAACCGGCCATAACCAGCTCTAACCGGCCTAAAACCAAACACAACAAACACAACAAAAAGAACAAAAAACAAGGAAACAAAACATGCTCAACATAAAACAACACCTACCCGGCCAAGGTATGACATACAGCCAGCGCAGACGCCTAATAAACCTATTATGGGCATTCGTTTCAAATGCAGCGGTTCCCTTCATCATTGGCTATGTCTTTGCGCTGATGTCAATCACCTATTCATTTACCGAGATAGCAACAACCTTTGATAAAACCGGATTTGGAGCCTGTATCCAACCGGATTTCCAAGAAACCCACGCAATAACCGGAGCGGTAATGCCCGACATAAATTACACCGCAGATGATTTTGCAAAAGAAAAAGGCTTTAAAGATGCAGAAAGCCAAGCTGCTTACTTTAAAACGCCTGCATCCTTACCTGCACCTTCGTTGCCCGACTGTAAACCTGAAGAAACAATAGATTCGGCAACCCAAACCTGTGCAGAACTAACCAGCACAAAACAGCTCCCCGTTCGACCCGCGGTTTAAAGGGTCACAACATTAACCACCCAACAAAGGAACAAAAACATGACCGACCAAATAACCCAAAACAGCTTCCTAGGCGACATGCAAACAGTCATAAGGGGACAAGTAGAATCGTTAACGCGTTATGAAATAGACGGAGACAACAAAGGCGGTTCGATATGGGTATCCAAGCCCAACACCGGAAAAAACCCGAACAACCTGGGTAACGAACTCATCAAAGTAAAAATGCCATTTGAAATGTTCGACCAGAAAAAAGCCGAAGTAGAAGCCGGAAAACTTTACTTTCCATGTCAAATGGAAATCCTGTGTGAAATCAACATGGGAGGCCAGAACAAAGCCGTATTGACAGCCATCAGCATGAAACTTGACGGTCCGACCCCGGAAGCCCAACAAGAACAAGAAAGCAAAGACAAACCCAAAGCCGGAGCGGTTCAGACAGCAACCGGAACAACATCCGGAACAACCGCGCACAAACCATAGCCAGGAATTAACCCATGAAAATCCGCTCAATGACCTGCCTGATAAAAAAGCCCGTAGAGTTCAAAGAGCGGGTACTTAGTAACCGAGTGAGGAAAGACCGCTTTATAAACGGATACGTAATCAAAGCCAGTGTAGGTTGAACAAATGGCTATATGCGCCCAAATCACTAACCTGACCTCTGATTTATCCGCTTTCGGTGGTGGTTCTAACGATCCAGTTACAGGCGGTCAGGGAATAACCTTGAGCGCCCAGTCATTACAAGATTGCACCGGTTATGTGCTTTTTACTGCTCAGGATTATAACTCGATAGAGGCGCTTTCTTCTGTCACCTTGGCAAGCATAGGCATTGACCCCATACAAATTGCCTATGTTTTTTCGTGGGGCATGGGTGCTGTTTTGTCCATGTGGGCGTTGGGCTATGCAACAGGCGTAGCCGTTCAATTAATAAAAAAGATTTAGCTCGTTTTGAGCAAACCTCGCGGGGGGATTCCCGCAATTTTTGGAGTACATATTATGGCTGATATTTTTGCAGCAGTTGACTTGTCTACCGTAGCCACTTTTGCTGCTGCTACTGGCGTTTTAATTATTGGCATCGCGATGACTTTTAAGGGTATCGATCTTGCCAAGCGCGGTGTGAGGAAGGCATAGCATTATGATAGGTGCGCTGGTTGCTTTCTTTTATTGTTTGATCGCTTTAATCGGGGCAATCAGCGCATTTGTTTTTATATCTGCATTTAGAAGTCATTGAAAATGCTTAGAATAACCCTGTTTTTATTTTTCGTTTTTTTATCTGGTGTATCAGTTGCCGATACCTATCCTTCCGTTGGCATTTGGTATTATGGTGGTCAGTCTTTTTCCTCATTGGATTCCGCTTGCGTTTATGCTTTTCCCGGTGGCGCTTATGTTTACCAGTCAAGCACAATGCCTTCCACGTGTAATGTGCTTTATAATGGCAGTCCCACAACTGCCATCATTAGTCGCAATCCCTCATGTCCCTACGGTGGCGTTGCCAGTGCTGACGAGTGCATAAATGCCCCTCCTTGTACCGCCCCAGCAACCCGAGATTCGACAGGCGAGTGTAAGCTTCCTCGTGTTTGTTCATCTACAGAATACAACCTCAATGATGTTTGTACGCCTATACCCGATTGCAATGCAGGTTCTGAAACAGGTGGTAACTTTTTCAACAAAACCACAAAATCATGCCAGTCTGTGCCTTCGCCGACCATATGCATATCAGACAAAAACACTAAATACTGTCCGCCAATCGATGACTGTAAACCGTCGTCATATATTTGTTCCGATGATCCCACTATCGTGGGAGAGGCCGCCGCAACTAGAGCCGCTGAGATTGCCTCAGCCAAATCCAAAGCCGATGCGGCAAAATCAGAAATCGTTACCATTAAACTCCAATCCGAAGCGGCTGCCTCTGAAAAACTTGCCGCCGCTCAAGCTGCAAAAGCTGCGAAAGATGCCGCCAAAACCGCCTCAGATGCTGCATTATCGACCGGTGTTCCTGCTACCATAAAATCCGCCATAGAGTCTTATAATAAATTCGCTCAGGATTATATTGATTCCTTAGCCAGGTCTGCCAACTCAGAAGCGGCCAAAGAAAAAGTAAAAGACATTGACATAGAAACTGATGCCTATGTTGCTGAGATTCCTGTCAGCAACCCTGGTAATTCTGATGCTCTCAAGACTAAAGTAGAAGACGGCCTCAATCGCTCTATTAAAGTGCTGGTTGATGTTGTCAGCGGTGATGGTAACGGTAACGGTCCGGGTTCCGGCATTGGCACCAGCACATCACCTTCCGTCGACACATCCAAATTAGGCAAAGATTCCACCTTACATGAGATTAGCGACAAATTAAGCGGTGGTACTCCTGGCTCTTTTGCTGCGGGTCCTGATAGCTTTTACACGTCGGAATATCCGGGCGGCATAGGTCAAGTCTGGGCAGACCATAAAGCGGCGTTGATGCAAACCTCTTTTGTTTCTGCCGTTTCGGGTTTAACTCCGCAAATAGGCGGCGCTGGGACTTGCCCTAGCTGGTCATTTCCTACATTGTCAGGGGGTTCTATGGAATTGCAGCCGCCTTGTGAGATATGGCCGTTGTTGCGTTTGATATTTATTATTACGGCTTTGTTTACCGCACGCTCATTGGTATTTGGTGGTTAACATGAAAATAATCGAAACTATAATTTCCACATGGAATAGCTTTTGGGTTTCCATTTTAGATTTGGTACAAAAGGTTTTTTCTTCTTTTTGGTTGATGTTGAAGGATTTTTTTATATTTATAATCGATCAGCTTCTTTCACTGTCAGAAATTGTTCTTGGTGCTGTGGATTTAAGCGCTATCACTCAACATTTCGGTGTGTTTCAGCAAATACCTGAATCACTTCTGAACGTTTTGGGTCTGGTTGGATTTGCTCAGTGTATGGTCATTATTGGGGCTGCAATCATCATTAGAATTTTGTTGCAGCTCATACCGTTTGTGAGGTTGGGTTCATGATAAATTTGTTGCTTGGTCCACCCGGCGGCGGTAAATCTTACGAAGCCGTCGTTTACCACATATTGCCAGCGTTGGAAGCTGGTCGCAAAGTGATTACAAATTTACCTCTCGACGTTGATTATATAGCAAAGATAAATGCAGGTTTTTTGCCATTAATTGAGATTCGCACGACCACCAGAAAAGAACGTCCTCAAACTGATTTGAAAGCGGCTGAAACTCGCTTTTATAAATTCGGGGGTGCTGTAAAGCAAAATTATTTCATCAATGCACCATTTGCCCATGCTGAGGACTATGGAGACCCTTGGCGGCATCCGTTATCAGGTTCCGGCCCATTGTATGTGGTTGATGAGTGTCATATACCATTGCCCCGTCTTGGCACTGAAATGCAGGTAGAGCACTGGTATTCTTTGCATCGTCATGAATCCGCCGATGTTCTTCTGATTACTCAGTCTTATGGCAAAATTAATCGCGCTATTCTCGATCTGGTACAGATCTGCTATAGGGTTAAGAAAAATACCAGCATGGGATCTGAAAAAACCTATGTTCGCAAAGTGCAAGACGGCGTACGTGGTGAAGTGGTGAATACCGGCATTCGGAAATATGAGAAGCAGTATTTCCCTTTTTATAAATCTCATACTAGGGGAGGCGGGGCAGAGCTTGCAGCTCAAGATATAGTGCCACTATGGAAGCGTTGGCCGTTTATTGGTGCTGCCTTATGTTTTGTTCTTTTTTTTTGCATCATTATCGGATTTGACGTTAAAAATCCGATGAATGCCAAATCTTATAAAGCACAGCCACAACTACCACCTTCACAATTATCGCTACCACAACCACAACCATCACAAGTACCCAAAGCACCCCAAGCGCCACAATCACATGATGTTTCAGAAGAAAAAAAAGTTTCTGACCCTTATGAAAAGAACGGCCTACATATCGTAGGTCATGTTTTTTCGAAGAAAAAAACCATTTGGATTGTTAATATTTCTCAGAATGGATTGAGGTTGAAAAATATTAATTCTGATGATCTTTTTAAAGTTGGTTATGACTTTATGCCAATTAATGATTGTGCTGCATGGCTCACGTATAAAGGCCTGAAGCGTTTTATTACGTGTGATGTTCCTTCTGTTTCTTTAGGTGTTGGTCCCTCTCTTTAGTCAAAAAAAATGGGAGCGCAGTGCCGCGCGACTGAATTCAATTTAAATGAAAACCGTGATTTTAGGCGCTGAGGGTAATCAATGAGTGCAAGACAGCGAATTGACGCTTATAAAAAATCTTGGGCGACAGGCGAACATGCTTTTAGTTCCGATTCCCATAACGTGAGCCATTAAAAATGGGCGGCCGTAGCATGGAAGGTCATCAGCTGACAGACCGTTGGAAATGGATAGCGGAATTAAGTCCTGATCGGTTTGAGAACTACGGCAAGTATTCCCAGATACAGACTTCTTCTGATCGTAGTGCGGGTAATTTTAATGGTTCTGCCGCGGATTTGAATTTTCAATTATCTAAATTTTACGAATCGAAACATGGCGTTGAGCCTTCTTGGAGTAATTGGCGTTCGAATAAATAACGAAACGTTGAATAGAGACATGTAGCAGATTATAGCTGTTCATTTTGAGAATTAATTTATGAATAACCGCGTCACTTTAACAATACCGAATGTTGCATATACCGGTTCTTTCCCTTATTTATCGAATAAGCTTTCGGATTATAGAGATATTCAATTTTTTAGATACGGCTCAAAAACACAAAACCTGCCTTTCCATTGCTTTGTTGATGATTGGCGGCTGGAAAGCATATGGCGTTCACCCACTAAATTTGTTGAAAAGGCATTGCTTGCCGGGACCGTCGTAGCGCCTGACTATTCCGTATATGCAAATTACCCCAACATTTATTCACTTTACCAGATATGGCGCTCAAGAATCGTATGCGCATGGTGGGCCGATCATGGCGTGTATTCCATTCCTGTCTTGCAGTGGACCCATTCAAAAGACGTGCACCTGGATAAATACTTTGCAGGCCTGACAGATTGCGAAGTCATTGCAGTTAGGTGTCCAAGCCGTGACCCTGAAGTCATAGCCGATTATAGGCAGTGTGCTGAACGATTTTTGCAAATCCACCAGCCGAAGCTAATTCTTCATTTTGGGCTTGATCGCGGTTCCGAATGTTGGCCGATTGGAAAATGTAAAGTTTTGCCGCTTAACCCCAAGCCGGTAAAGGCCTATAAAACAGCGGTCGCAAAAAATTAAAAAGAACAAAAAAGGCTGTTACGCCCTTGTCACACGTAACAGAACAAAACAACACAAAGCCTATAAGAGCCGATAACATGAATTTAAACCAACGCTTTTCTCTTGAATCCCTTTCACATGGTGCTGACGAAGATCAGACCGGTTTATTGTTTGCTGCTAACGCTAATATTACTGATCTTTCAAGCGTCAATATTGTTGGTGCCTCGGTGGATACAGTAAGACAGCTTTTTCATGGTGTGCCTAAAGCTTCCTTTATCACAAAGCTGGAACAGCATGTAGAAAACAAAGATGAATATATCCGGTTAACCGGAAATACTTGCGTCAATGATGATCGTTGGCATTTTTCGCGCATGGGTAAAACCGGCGGTTATCGCTATAAGATGCAAAACAACACTGTTGGCTTAGTTATCCTGTTTGGCAGTTGGTACGGCAAAATGGATAACGAAGGCTCGCATCTAAAAATTGAACTTTCGCCGCACTTCATATCCCAGCGCGCAACCGCTGAAATATGGGAATACCTTCACGGTGAATTTGTCGGCTTGTCTCGCATTTTTTTAGAAGAACCAATAGCCAAGGGAGTTGCCGTGCATCTTGCTTGTGATTATCAGGGCTTTAACCTTCCTGGCGATTTTGTTCGGAATCTGGTCACGGCTTCTAGGACTATTAGGGCTTATGACGGTATTGCTTCTATTGATCTTACTGATTTTACTGATGCGATTGGTACTTATGGTCGGGAAGGCCAAGCTAAAGATTATTTGATAGGGAAACCAATAGCTGTACAAATGGCACTTTATGAAAAAAGCTATGAAATCGTTAAATCAGACAAAGTTGATTATTTTCACGAAGAATGGAACATTTATTCATTAGGCGCTTATGACAATACCCAGCCAGTTCGTCGGATAGAAGCAAGACTTCATCATACCGTAATCCGTGAAATAGGCTTAGGCCTGGGTTTGGAATTTGAAGGCTTTAACCAAGTCGCCGATCATTTAACCGACCTATGGCGCTACGCCTTAGAACGAAACCGGCTAATGATCGACGGAGACCCAAGGGGTTATGTAAACCCTTTCTGGCAATTGTTGATGCAAGACGTCATCTTCAAAGTCCCCGCGCAAGGCGTAAAAATTACGCGCAAAAAAAAAGAAGCCGTAGACCCTATCGCTAGAAACATCACCTCCGTTATTGGCAACTTAGTGTCAATCATGGCTCGCCGTAATGAATGCACAGTAAGGCACGTAATGCGTCAAATCCACAACCTGCATATATGGCCGGAAATACAAACATATTACAGAAACCGGGGATTAGATGAAGACGATATTCGTAATCAGATTAAACAGGGTTTAGAACGACGGCGATTAGTCGGCAAAGCGGCATGAGTAACCTTTTTTCTATCGTGCCGTGTTCTATCTGTCCGGGCAGAACATTGCTTAAAACAGCTTTAATCTGGAATCAAACCGTATTTTGCTCGGCGGAATGCTTGAGAAAGCATGTTGAAACTGTGTGCAAGAATAACGAACCGATAAAACAGCAAGCTCGCGATAAATTTTTTAAGCCTGCATGATTACCAAGGTAGGTAAAAAATATAGGCTAGATTTTAGGCCTGATGGTGTTGGTGGTAAGCGTATCGTTAAGCGGTTTGATTACAAGGTTGATGCAATAGAGTTTCAACGGACTTATGTATCACGTTTATCTGAAACTCAGGCCGTTCAGGCCTTTGTCGATGATAGACGATTAAATGATCTTATTAAATTGTGGTTTGATTTTCATGGCCGCAGTTTAAAAAGTGCCATTGATACTAGAAATAGGCTCCTTAAATTGTCTGATCTTTTGGGTAATCCACAGGCCAAATTTATTGATCCTGAGCTATTGGCAGGATACCGGACAACAAGGTTAAATCAGAGTATTTCACCCGCTACCCTTAACCGTGAATTGATTACCTTAAAGGCTTTGTTTCGTGAGCTTAAGCGTTTATCAGTTATCGATTATGATTCGCCTGTTTTGACTGTTCGCAAGCTTCGTGAGGTTAAAACCGAACTTTCTTATCTTACAGGTTCTCAGGTCGAACTATTGAGAGCGCAAGTTGATTTGACGACTAACGAAAGCCTTCCTTTTGTTGTGATGATCTGCTTAGTTACTGGTGCAAGATGGTCTGAAGCTGAGGGTTTAACCGTGAAGAATTGCATCAACCAGGGCTTTCAATTTGTTGATACTAAGAATGGCCATTCAAGGTTTGTTCCTGTTGAAGAATCTGTTTTTCTATATATTAAAAATCGACTTGGCCAAGGTGATTTTAAGTCGTGTTATAGTGCTTACAGGTCAGCGTTCAAACGATCTGGTTTAAAGGTTCCTGCTGGTCAACTAGCCCATATTCTGCGGCATACTTTCGCGAGCCACTTTATTATGAATGGCGGCAACATCGTTGCTCTACAAAAGATACTAGGCCATTCAAGCTTGAACATCACTATGAGGTATTCTCATTTGTCGCCGAACTACTTGATTCAAGCGATTCAGCTTAATCCTTTGGCGGGAAATGTAAGCGGTGGTAACAATGTGGTAACTTTATCTACAGGCATAAAAAACCAGCTGACCGAAAAGTCTAACTGGTTGATTCATATATCTTTGGTGGTGGGTCGTGCGCGATTCGAACGCGCGACCATCGCATTAAAAGTTCTTTGTTTATCGGGTTTATAGTGCGTTATAGTAATATAATGAACAACTTAAAAAACTGAATCGGTACTATAAAGTACTATAAGGCGCTTTACTGTTGACATTTTGTTGACAGTATTTTTAATAACAGGATTTGTTTTATGACTACTATAACTTTCGATACTTTAAAATTTACCCAACGTTTAGAACAAGCTGGTATTCCTCATGCACAAGCGGTTGCTATGGTTGAAGCTCAGAAGGAATCCTTGTCTGAAATAATGGAAGCTCACCTTGCAACTAAATTAGATGTTCAGGATGTGAAGTTAAAACAAGTTGAACATGATGGCCAGTTTGCCCTTATTAAGTGGATGCTTGGCATATTGATAGCGGGTGTTTTGTCCATTGTTGTTAAGTCGTTTTTTTGATTATTTATCTGTGTTCTTTATGAACATTGTTTTTCTGCATCGTGGAAAGTTTATACAACCCCAAAAAACACTTTCTTCATTGGTCCCTTTTTTTGCGGTCTTTTTTATCATTTTTACATCACAGTTTACGCAAGTTGGTGTCGTATAATCGCCTTTTGTGGCTATTTGACTTAATTTTGTTTTATCCAAGTCGTTAAGTTTATTGATTAAATGAATAAATTCATCCGCGTCGATGAGTATCATTTTTTTATTTTGTGCAAACGCTATTGCATCTAGGCTAAATTTTGATGTGGTTAAGAAAATAGAATAACTGGCGTTTTCACTTATCATTATTCCGTAAAGCTCACGAATTAGACTTACTCCTATGGGTTTGCTCCATGATTTACATTGCCCTATTGCAAACAGTTTTCCGTTTTTATCTTTTATTTTTATATCCATTCCTCCGTCTGCGCCAATGCTTGTTACTTTTGCATCGCAATTCTTGAGTTTTAGATATTCTGTACATACTTCTTCGTATCGTTTCCATTCCATTGATCTTAGAAAATCTTTGTTCCATTTTATCTTTTCTTCATTCTTTGGATTTATTTTGTTTGCAAATTTATATATCTCATTGTTTTTATTATTATTTAATAATATTTTTGAGCTTTTAAATGTGGTTATTAGGCTAATTAGTATTAAAGGGATTATTACTAGGCTAATGGTTATTAGAATTAGAGAAAGGAACATAACACTTACGATGTCAAATGCTTACTTTGTGTAAATAACGGCTTACATAAGCCGCTTTATGTTTGCTTTCGGCTTTTATCCGGCTTAGGTTTTAACCGTCCCCCATTGTTTTAATGCCCGTCCCGCGGTTATGTACCCGTTGACAGATTTTTTCTTGTTTCCTCTAGTTCCGGGCTGATCTGTCCGGCTTCGGGTAATGTTTCGCCATAAGCTAACCAATATTTATATTCGGGGAATTGATTTCCTATTGCCTGAAGGTGTTCTCCATTCACTTTTTGTGCTTCTCTTTCCAGGTGTTCAATCGTTTGTTTTTTGATCCCTGTTTTATCTGCAAAGGCTTGTCTACCTAGTCCTAAAGCATCTCTGAGTATTCTTATTCGTTTATTAATTTCGTATTCGGTCATCATAAAAAATATTGTAACAGACTCAAATAATGCTTGACTCAAATAATGAGTGTCGCATATAATGAGTCATCTTTTCAATAAAGCACATTACAGCACTATAAGGGGTTAAGCATGGATGGTCAACAGCAAGTTTTACAGCATTCATCCATTATGGTCTGCACGGTTTCCAAGTTTGCTGAACAGTCCGGCATGGAAGAAGGCGTAGTAATAGGCTGGGTAAAGAAAGGTTA